ACCATCTGTAATTGACATATCGTAAATATTACCTGATGCATCTGATACAATATAATCTGCCGGTGAATAAGGACTTAACCATGTTTCAGCAGTATCAGGAGTAAATGAAGCTTTACCTGATGATAAAGATGCGGTTACAACAGTTCTTACTGTCATAATTGTATCAATTGGATTTGCTGGATCTGATGATCTAACTGTTTCAATTACTGAACGAGATAATGGGAATAATAATTTATTATTACCTGTATTAAATAATTGTGCGTTTGAAGATCCATCTAAAACTGTTGAAGATGTAAAGTCACCACTACCATAATTATTTAAACGAATTTCATCTACTGAAGTAAATACGTTTGGTGATGACATTTGAATATCAAATAGATATAACTTATATTGTGCACCTGATGTACCAACTGTACCACTATGATGTTCGAATGCTCTTGCTCTTGCAGTACCAATTACTGTACCACCATCTCTTAAATCTAATAGATCGAAGTTTTGTACATTTGGGAAATTAGTTACGTTATCTACAAGTGTATAGTTACCAAGAGTAAATGCAATTACTTGATTTGATACCTGTTCTGTTGTTCTTGCTTTATCAACTCTTACATAATTAGTTGATAATGTTTCGATTTCATAACCACGAACATAAGCTTTACCTGGTTCGAAACCAACTGCAACATCTGCTTCTAATTGATCTGTATGTAATGAACCATTTTCAACTGCAGATTCTGTATCATCAGCAGTGTAAATACCTCTATTTGATCCATCATTTAATGCTTCTCTTACATCAATATTAAATGGACGAACTGTGTAGTTACCTGATTCATCATAAGTACGTCTAGCAAGTGTATCTTCAAGTACTGAATATTCAGTAGCACGTACTTTCTTTGTAATTCTTCCGCTTTCAACTCTTAATAATTCAATAAAGTTTTCATCATCTGTATCAGTTAAACCTTTTGAATCTAATGTAAGAGTAATCTTATAACGATGAGCACCAGGAGCAGCATAGTTAGGTGCGCCATTTGCGTTATCATTCAGTGTAGCGTCGGTTGTTGAATCAACTGTTGATTCTGTAACTGTTAAACCAACTCTTGCACTTGGATCTGTTGTGTATTTAGATAGTACTAAAGTTTGAGATGTAACATAAGCAAATGTACCTGAAATATAATAAATACCTGCTTCAATTTTAGCTGCAGCTCCAAACCCAACCGGAGTTTCAGAAGATGCTTGAATCTCAGCATATCTTGGAGTAGATCCATCTGATAATACTAATTCAGCAGCTTGAAATTGTTTCGTCTCGTTATCTGTACCACTATTTAAATATTTAACAAACAAAGTAATAGGATCACCGCTTTGAGTACGAGCAGTAGAACCAACTACTTTAGCCTGAACGCCAGAAGTCTGGCCTGTAATTGTTGTGCCTACAAATTCTGTTCTGTAAGCCTCAACATCAACTGTTACGTTATAGTTATCTTCGACTTTAATAAATCCATATTCTTGGTCAAGTGCTGTTTGACCTGGAATAACCATTGCACCATCTTCAAATACATGATCACCAAATGAACTGATTTGATTTTGAAGTGAGGTTTGTAATTGAGTTAATTCTCTTGCTTGAACTGCAACAGAGGGTCTAAACAATATCCTATAATATTTTTGTTGAGGAGTGAGACCGTCTGATCCAGCAGCATCGAAATCATCGAAATACGGATCTGTATTAAAATCTATAGCCATGTTTTAAACCTTAAAATTCAAGTACTAATTTAACATCTTCGATCTGATCAGTAGCACGATTAACTGCAGATCTGTTTTCAATATATAAAACTTCGCCTGTAAACTTATCAACCTCAGGATCATTTACTGCTGTTACACTTACCGAACCACCACTTGAAGCAGTAATTGTTTCGGTTGGTGCAAAATCTGTATAACCAGTTGCAGCTTCCTGATGGAAACGAATTGTATTATTATCTGTATCTATAGAGTCAACATAAGCAACTGCACCCGAAGAACCACCAGTAATTGTATCATCAACATTAATATTACCAGTAATAGAACCAGTCCAAGTTAATGATTGTTGTGCAATTCTTGTAGTTGCTGTTGAAACATTAGTTGTTCCATAATCATATGGATTAAGAACCATACCAAGTTGGCGATATTCATTATCTACTGGGAAATCACCAGCACCATCTTCGCCATCTAATTGAACATTTAACATTGTGAAGAAACCACCAAGTTCTGTAACAGCATCAACACCATGTCCACCAACCGGTGAAATAACTGCTCTTGCTGTAGCATTTGAACCACCACCTCCAGTGATAGTTACATTTGCTTGTTTATAACCTGATCCTTCATCACCTGTAAATAAACCATTTACATCAGTATCAATTAAAATTTCTGTAACTTCACCATTTGAAACAGTAGCAGTAGCGGCGGCACCTGTACCATCTCCTGTAATAGTGACTGTTGGTGCAGAAGTATAACCACTTCCACCATTTGTTACTTTAATTCTGTAAATAGCACCATCAACAGCATTAGCTTGAACGTCCCATTGTAGAGATCCGTCATCTGAGCCAAGTGTTTGAACTGGCATAAATGTATTAGTTAGGAATTTATCTGTAGTTGTACCTGATAAAGTGTACATATATTTCCAAATATATCCATCAGATTCTTCGGCATTTACTTCATAAGAAGTACCTGTTGGTTTAACAACAGATGCACCTGAACCAGCTTTTAAACATTTATAAACGTTAAAGTCATCAGTCAAAACATAGAATTGTTTTGTTGTAAGTGCTGAATCTTGATCATCGTATTCTGCGTAAGTAGTACCAGATGTCCAGTTATATCGTGTAACAGCATGAGATGTATCTGAAGCTGCAATAAGCTTCATAGCGATCATCTTTTGTTGAGCTAAAATTTGATCATTTTCAGAATCAACAGGTGTTACAATTGTTGTATCTGAATTAGCCCAAGGTTGTGTTCTACCGATAAAGAAATAGACAGAGTCACTACTAACCGTATCTAAAAATTTGTCTGCGTTTTTAATACGCATTCTGTTTGTAATAATTGCCGCCATTTTATATTATCACTCCGTTTGTGTTAGTATTATTTATATAAGTAATCACGGTACTTGTATTATATTTATTGTTGATCCAATTGATTTATTTAGTTTAGCACCTGATGAAGCTAATTCAACAGTATAATCAGAATATTCTGATATTGGTGCATTATCTAAGAATTTATATTGATCAACATGTAACCATGTAGGACCATTTGCATATAATGGTTGACTTACATATTCGAAATCAACAGTAACAACATTACGAGTTACTGAATCTGTAATTCCATCACCATCAATATCTTCACTCTTAGTGATAGTAGCTGGAATAGAAATAGGTACACGTACAACCGGACCAAATACTGGAATCGGCTCATCAGTTGAATCAATTCTACCAGGTTGTACAGTTGGCATTGCTTTTGTTGCTTGTGAAAAGATTGATACTTGTCCAAAGAAAGCAAAACCTGCAGGATGTAATAATCTTTTTACTACATCTCTCCAATAGTCAATTGTTTGACCAGTTTTAATTACGTATGAGAATGATTGATAATATCTTGAATCTTGAATATATTTCTTAACAGATAATTTACCATCATCATTTTTCCATCTCTGATTAGTTGCATCCCATTTACCATCTGAAGGTTTAAGAATATCAACACGAGGGAAAAACAATTCTACTTCATCAGAAAATGCTAAATTAAATAATGCTTGATAAGAAGGAATAGAACCTTTTGACAAATAAATGTCTACAACATTTTTATATAATTTTCTACGATCTGATTGAATATTCTCTGGAATTGCAACAGCAATTTCTCTTTGAAGATATTCTAAAAATTCATCTGCTGCTTTATCAATATCTCTATATTCAATCAGAGTATTTAAAACATGAGCAGGATTATCATCTTGTTCTAACCATATAAAATACGCATCAAGGAATGCTACTATTTCAGGTTTTTCTGAAATAATATGTTCAGGTAATATATTATATAGTTCGTGTGATGCTTGCATTAGGTACTATGTCTCGGTACTGTTTCATATCCAATACCAGCAACTGTACCACCAGTTGAAATAGTATCGATTTGTGGTTCAACTGTAACTTGCGTCATATCAATTTGTAATAATTGATTACGTTTAGGCGCA